GTGCAGCCCATGCCGGCGCCCGCCGCGGTCCGCATGATCGTGTCGGCCTGCTCCGACCCGGACGCCGGTTTGCGGACGGCGCCCGGGAACAGGGCGTACGGGCCGTCCACGGCGATCAGGTGGTCGCACAGCGGGGCGAGGGCCGCCACGCACTCCGCGAGCCACGAGGCGGGCTCTTCGTACCAGGACAGCAGGCCGATGATCCTCACAGCTCGTCTCCTCGGGTGAAGATGACGTCGCGGATCTCGCCGCCCCGCGTCTCCTGCCCGTCGCCGCGCGCCCACGTGTTGACCTGGTCGTAGTCGCGGCACCAGCGGCCGAACTCGTAGAAGCCGTGCTGCGCGGCCAGCAGGGAGACCTCGCCGTAGTCCGCGGCCATCACCGGGTCCGGCACGGTGCACGTCTCGACGATCAGCAGCCGCAGGCTCGCCCACGGCGCGCCCTCGAGGACGTCGAGCTCGCGGCCCTGCGCGTCGATGACTGCGACGTCGGCGTCCGGCGCCAGGTCGTCCAGGCGGCGGACGTCGACGTCGAGGACGCCGGTCACCCGATCGTCGGGGCCGGGGGTCTGAAGGGTGGAGAGGTTGGTGTGCTGCATCAGGTGCAGGCGGGCGCGGCGGGGCGCCGATCCGCACGCACACTGGTGGACCACCACGTCCGGGTGCTGGGTGTGCAGGTGGTGCGCCAGCTCGGGGATCGGCTCGACGAGCGTCACCCGCTCCACGCCGGCGGCACGGTAGTAGGGCATCTCCTGGCCATGGTGCGCCCCGACGTGCACCAGGTGCCGGGGCGGGTTTCCCAGCCGCTCCACCAGCGCCGGGAAGTTACTGAAGGGGTTCATGCGAGCCCCCTCGTCGCCGGGTGCCGCCGGTAGTCGGCGGGGAAGTCCAGGTCGTCGGTGGCGTCGTCGATCTCGACCCACCACGGCGGGAACACGCGGTGCTCGCGCAGCGGGGTCTCCTGTAGCAGACGCAGCAGCAGCCAGCCCGGCCGCACGTCCCCGACGCGCCCCGTGTCCTGGGCCCGGGCGACCTCGTCGACGAGGCGGCCCATGTCCGCGCTGTCCGTCCAGGACACGGCGAAGATCTCACCCCACGGCGACCCGGTGAGCCGGGAGCCGTACTCGCGGCCGAAGACGCGTACGCCGTCCGCCTGGTCGTCGAGGATCGCGGCCAGGGCCTCGTCGGTGTAGTACACGTCCCCGAGCAGGAGCACGGTCCGCCCGTGGTCGGCCCACACCGGCCGGGAGGATTCGAACTCGTTGCGCGCCGACTGCTCCGCGCGGTGGGTGCGCACCCCGTAGGCGCGGGCCAGCGCCTCGTACGGGCCGGGCTCGCCGGCGGGCACGGTCAGCACCACGTCCTGCAGGTAGGCGGTGACCTGGGCGAGCGTCAGCTCCAGCAGGGGCAGCACGGGCTGGTCGTAGCCCAGGTGCCCGCGCACGGGCGCGAAGTGGGAGCGGACACCGAGGTGGCCGCCCCACTTCGTCTGAGGGCCGGCGGCCGCCACGATGATCCTCATGACGGCCGCCTTTCCTCTGTTCTCCGGCCCGGTCAGAACGCCGGGGCGACGAGACCGGTGCCGCCGATCTCCACGACGGACTTCGGGTAGCGCGCGGCGGTGAACGCGATGTAGCCGTACACCTGCAGTCGGACCGTGAGCGTGCCGGAGCCGACCTCCGGGAGTACGCGGGTGCGGATGCCCGACTCGTAGAGCAGCAGGTCGGAGGCGCGCAGGACGTGGATGACGTCCTGGTTGGTGCCCGTGCCCAGCGCGGTCGGCATGTTCGGGTCGGTGACGACCGGCAGGCCGTGCATCTGCCCGACGACCTGTTCCGCGGCGACCGCCCCGAGGGTGGCGATCGCGTTCTGCGGGTTGCCCGCCTGGGGGGTGACCAGCGGCCGGCCGTTGTTGTCCGTCGCGGCGAGCAGGTACGCCCACCGGCGCGGCGTCATGACGATGACGGTGGGCGCCATGTAGCGCAGCGTGTGGATGCGCTGCACGGCGTCCGCGACCTTGCTGTAGAGCTGGGCGACGGTGGGTGTGGCCGTGGTGTAGGTGATCGTCTCGATGCCGGACGTCGACCGGACACCGGTGACCTGGCCGCTGCTGCCGGAGCCGGAGATGACCTGCAGGTCTGCCTTGGTCGCGTAGTCCGCGGTCAGGTCCCGGAAGATGACCTCGTCGAAGTTGACCGGGGACTGGTCCAGGAGCTGGATCGCGACGTCCTGCTGGCCGGCGATGGTGCGCACCGGCGCGTTGATGTAGTCGTCGTCGAGGTCCTGCTCGGCGACCGCCTGGTTGTCCGCGGTCTGCACGCCGGTGGCCGTGCCGGAGCTGACGCGGGGGATGTTGATGCTGTCGGTTCCCGGCGGCAGCGGCTGGGAGTTGACGAGGTTGGCGTAGGCACGGCCTGGCCGGGCCAGCTCGATGTACTGGCTCATCAGCCACGCCGGCGGCACGAAGTATCCGCCGTTGCCGTCGGTGCGGTCCAGGTCCCGGTACTCGGGGTCGGTGGCGACGTCCTGGGCGTGCCGCTGGAGCCGCTCCCGGGCGTCCCCGCCGTCGATGTTGAGCTGCACCCGGGCCAGGTCCTGCAGGTAGGAGCGGCCGTTGCCCCGCTCGTAGGTGCGGGCTTCGTGCACGCTGGTGACGCGCGCCTTGGCGCGCTTGACCGCGGCGGCGCCCGCGGTGAGGGTCGCGGACCGCTCGGCCTCCTCGGACAGCTCCGCGATGCGCTCGTCGAGCGCCTTGAGCTGCTCGTCGAAGGTCTTGATCTGGCCGGTGAGCTCGCGGAACTCGGCGTCCTCCTCCGGGAGGAGGTCCTCGCGGGCCTCCTCCTCGGCGAGGTCGGTGATTGCCTTCCGCTTGGCGAGGGTGTCCTCGCGCTCCTTCGCGGTCTGCTCGCGGCGGGCAACAAGCCGCCGGAATCGCTCATCCATGAGCGCGCCCTTTCTGGCGTTACGGATCATGACGGCGGCCAGTGCCAGGCCGTGATGAGCCGTCGCGCGCCAGTGCCAGGCGTCGACAGCAGGACGTGACCAGTGCCAGGTCACGGGTGAAGCGGGCGCGGATGCGCCGCGGACGGGCCGGTCAGGAGCCGGCGTCTTCGAGGTGCCGGCGCAGGTGCCGCTCGGCGGCGGCCTTCTCCTCGGCCGGCATGTTGGCCTGCGGGAGCAGGGACAGTGCGTGCCGGACCGCGGGCAGAGAGGCCGGCGATCCGAGACGGGGTTCGTGGTGCGGGAACCGGTAGGACTCGGCGGCCGCGGGGTCGCCGTGCGGGTCGACGTGCGCGTGGACGTACCGCAGGAGGACCGGGTTGTCGGCCGCGCCGACGGCGGCCGCGCGCCGGTCGAGCGCGAGGGCGTCCGTGGGCGTCGTGTGCGCGGGGATCTGCGCGGCCAGGCGGACGTCGATGTCGCCGTCCTCGATGGCGCGGGCCTCCGCCAGGGAGAGCCGGCCGGAGGGCCGCTTCGGCTCGGGCCGCATCTGCCGGTGCAGGGCCATCACGGTGTCCCGGGCCCGGGCGAGCCGCTCCAGGTCGACGCCGTCGGCGCGGAGCTCGGCCATCGCCGCTTCCGGGTCGAGGGCGGCCAGGAGCTCCAGGGCCTCCGAGGCGCTGTTCAGCTGCGCGCTGGTGGCCGGGTTGGCGCCGAAGTTCACGACCGACACGTCGCCCTTGTGGAGGGAGACCTCCAGCAGCCGGCGCTCGGTGTAGTCCTCGTTCCACTCGTCTTCCTTGACGCGGAACCCGAAGCTCATCTCGTCCATGTCCCGGCGGCGCATCTTCGGCACCAGGCGGGTGACGTCCGGATCGGCCGGGTCGAGTCCCGCCTCGACGTGCAGGCCGGTGGAGTCCGTGGACAGCTTGAGCGTGCCGGACTTCGTGCGCGCCAGCGGCATCCCGGTGTGGTTGATGAGCAGGTGGGCGTCGGCGCGCGCGGACAGCGTCGTGTCGAAGGCCTTCGGGTCGACGGTCTCCCGCCAGCCCATCGGCGGGCCCCCGTACACGTCGTAGGGGCTGTTGAACACGGACGCGTACCCGGTCAGGAGCAGCTGCCCGCCCCCGACTTCACGGAGCTCGAACTGCCCGGATGCGATGCCGCGCCGCTCCGGGGAGTCCCGGAGGTGCCTGCGGTCAACCATGGTTCCCCCTCGGGGTGACAAGACGAAGGCCCGGTTCGTGGGGCGGGCGGTCGCCGCGGATCTGCGGAACGGTGATGTTGGCGCCGGCCTGGATCGGGAGCGGCGTGTACTCCTGGCCCTTGCCGTCGGGCAGCGGCGATTCGTCCTCGCGGGCGCGAATCTCGTCGAGGCTGTTCTTGCCGATGAGCCGCTGCTTCTCGTAGACGGCGTGCCGGGTGAGGATGTCCACGCGGATCAGGGCATCGACGTTGAACTTGATGTACTGCCCGCGGGGCAGCTGCTCCGACAGGTGGTTCTCCAGCGACACCAGATAGGGCAGGAGCGCGTCCTGGATGAACTCGATCTGCCGCTGCTCGGGCGAGCTGTAGGTGTAGGAGCCGCCGGTCTCGCCGCCGATCTTCTCCGGCGGGATGCCGTACACCGCGGCGATCTGGGTGGCCGTCAGCCGCTGCGTCTCGCAGAACTGGGCCTCCTGCACCGAGATGGTGATGGGCTCGTAGTCCCAGTCCTTGCCGAACACGATCGGCTCGTGGGAGCGGATCGCCTGCACCACACGCCGCTTGATGATCCCGGCCTGCTTCTGGTCGACGACCTGCTGCGTGTTCTTGAAACGTCCAGGAGGCTGACCGCCGGCCCGGAAGTAGTCGTCGAGGAAACGCTGCGCGGCGAGCCCGGTCGACACGGTCACCGCGTACGCGGCCAGCGGCGACAGACCCCACACCCGGCCGGGCATCGTCATCCACGGGATATGCACGATGTCCTCGGACGGGATCTCGACCCCGCAGTAGGACCAGACCGGATCGGTGAACGAGCCGCGCGTGCCCAGCGGCATCGAGTCCTGCACGAACACGTCGGCCGGGTTGAGCCACTCGATCCGGGTCGGGTACTCCAGCCAGTCCCGCTCCATCACCAGGCCGACCGCGTTGCCCCGGTACACCAGCGACAGCACGGCCCGCTTGAGCCAGTCGTCGATCGTGCCCTGCGCCGACGGCTTGCGGAACAGCGACGACAGCGCCAGCCGCGTCGTCGCCCCGTCCGCGGTCCCCCGGTACTGCTTGATCGGCAGGGACGCGACCGACGTCGACAGCAGCCGACCGGCGGCGAACACCGGCGTCAGCCGCAGCGCGCCCTGCTCGTGGCCGGCATCTGGCGAGGCGTAGTCGGCCACCGGCCACGACACATCGCCCGGCATCAGGCTCCGCTGCTCCGCGCCGCGCCGTGTCCAGCCCCACCGGCGGAAGGGGTTACGCATGCGAGCGACCCCCTTCCGGGCATCTGTAGCCGTCTGTAGACGCGTCAGTGGAGCCGGTCAGAAGAGCGAGGCGAGGACGTCGTACTGCTGGCCCTCAAGAAGGTGGGAGCGGGTGACGTACACCCAGCGGGCGAGGGTCATCGCGACCAGGGGACTGATCTCGACGTCGGAGCCGGCCGGCGTCCAGGCGATCGTGTCGCCGGACTGCTTGGTCTTCCCGCCGGCGACAGCGACGTCCAGGTGCTGCGCCGGCACGACCCTGAACGTCTCCTCGCGGACCGCGTCCAGGATCTGCCCGGTGGCGGCCGCCATGTCGACGGCCGTGGTGACCGCCAAGTCGCCCGCCTCCGGCGCCTCCGGGTCCTCCGGCGGCGCGAACCCGGCCTTGTCCAGCTCGGTCGCCAGGTAGGCGAACGTGCCCCGCCCCATCGCCACGGCGATGGGCCCCAGCGCCGTCCGCAGCTCCTGCAGACGCGGCACAAGCCACTTCGTACCCGGCCGGTAGTCGGCGAGCTGCACGTGACCGAGCCCGTCCTCCCGCACCCCGTACACGCACACCGCGGCGTAGTCCCTCAGCGGCGAGGCGTCCACGCCGATCGCGACCCCACCGGCCGCCGTCCGCACGGACTGCTCGTCGGCCATCCGCGCCCACGCCTTGGGGTCGATGTGGACGTTGCCGCGCGCCACCGCCGGCCACACGCACAACCGCTCGCGCGCGAACCCGGCATCCGACATCGACCGCCGCTCGCGCAGGATCGTCTCTTCGGTGAGCCGGATCCCGACCGACGGGTTGGAAGCGGCCCACAGCGACCGGTCGTCGAGGTCGATCTTGTCCAGGTGCTCCAGGTCGCCGGCGACGCCCCAGTCCCGCCAGCCGAGCGAGTCGTCCCCGCCGTCGTCCGCGCGCGCCTTCAGGATGAACATGACCTCGCCCGACACACCGTCCAGAGGCGGGGGGGGGGGG